AGGTAGAAGAAGTTCTCACAGCGGCAAACCCGTTTGATCCCACTTACGAGATTAGCGGATGCCCTAGATGCAAAGAACCAAACACCACCATCCTTGTTTGCGACGAACCCGACTGCTGGGAACTAATTACTTGCGGAACCCCATCTACTGACAAAGACCCTAACAAATACCGCCACACTTGTTCAAAACACATACCCAAATGAACCCCTTTCCACACACCGATTGTGAAGATTGCCAAGTCCGACTCAAGGACAACGAAGTCGCAAGGCTCCGTGATCTTCTGAACCGAGCGATTGAGATTGCGGATAAAGCTCTCGACTGCCTTATCCCTGTTTTTAGGGGAGAGCATGAAGAGATTGAAACTGAACTAAAACAACTCAAAGCAGAAGCCCAACTCGCCTCCGCTCCAGAGGAACCAAGTCGGGATCAAGTAGGGACCAAGTCTTCCGACACAGTTCCGTCCCAGTCACCGACCCAGACCGACTGGCGAGAGCTTGGCCCTGACGAGGTGATCTGCGAGGGGGATGAGGTTCAGCCGAAGCACCATTCTCGTGATGGGGAGTGGATCAAGGCATGGCCGTATGAAATTGGAGGAAGATCAGGAATTTTTTACTCAATGCGATACCGCACCCGTCGCCCGTTATGCCCCAATGATGCCCCAAAGCAGGAGGAGACGCCGCTGGAGAAGGAAATCGCAGAAATGGAATCGGGTCGCGTAGTCCAGATTATGCCAGACGGCACAAAGATTTCAGAAAATCCAGACCCTAAACTGAAAGCGGTTGCCTCCGCCATCCGCTACCTCCGCGACGAGATCGCCAAGCTAAAGGAGGCCAAATGAGCGCAGGAAAAGGAAGCGCACCGAGGAGCTGTTTCAGCCGCGAGTTCCGCGACAACTACGACACAATTTTCTCATGTAAAGAAAAGCAGGAATTATCGATACGTCGCAAGAATGTGTCGAAGAAACCAAATAAAATCACCACGAAGGCGTTAAGCAATCTTGGATTTTCAATGTACGGAATCCGATGAACGAGCATCGCATCGAAGTTGACATCTACCGTGATGGTTGCTGGATCGTATGGCCAGCCGATCACAAGACAGCCTTGGCGTGGCTTCACAGGAAGGGATGCGAAAAGCCAAAGCACGTCCATGAGCTGAAAGGGAGCGACGGACTGAGTGTGCGTACGAAGCATCTTGGTAGTGTCATCTTTCTGACTGGGTGGAAATCCACCCCGGAGATGCATGCCGTCCTAGCTCACGAGGCCCTACATGCGGCACGAGACATCCTCAATTCCCGCGGCGTCCGGGAGAAGCGGAAACACGAAGAGGCCACGACTTATCTCCAGCATTACCTCATCGAAAAGATCCTTACCCGCCTGATGCGAAAATGAGCAAAGCCTGGAAACCCACCCCTCACCCGGCGCTTCCGGTCCCGCCGACCACGCTCCCTCCGGATCAGTGGCTTGCAGCGGCACAGCTCCGCGAAGAGCTGATCCGCAAGGAGAGAGAGGACCCCTTCCGTCATGGCTTTGTCCCTGATCACTGGAAGAAGGCCAGCGAAATCCTAGAGCATGACCGGGAGGTGCTGGTCATGGGGGGCAACCGATCGGGGAAATCGAGCTGGGCAGCCCGCGAAGTGATGCGTGCGCTGGTGGAGAAGCCACGAGCCCGCGCCTGGTGCTTCCAGACGACTGCCCCCAACAGCGTCGAGATGCAGCAGCCCTACATCTGGAACATGATGCCGCTGGAGTGGAAGACGGCCAAGAAGACCCAGGTGACCAATATCAGCTACTCGCAGAAAAACGGCTTCTCTGAGAATGCCTTTGTCCTTCCCAATGGCTCGCAGTGCTGGTTCCGCAACTACGCCCAGGATGTCTCCACGATCGAGGGTGGAGAGCTGGACGTCATCTGGTGCGACGAGCTGGTGCCGCTCGATTGGCTCACGACCATGCGATACCGACTGCTCGACCGAAACGGCAAGCTCATCGTCAGCTTCACGCCGGTCGAGGGATATAGCTCGACTGTCAAAGATTACCTTACAGGAGCCGAAACCATCGTCGACGCACCGGCTGATCTCCTTCCGATCTATGGCGATGTCGAGGGGAAGCGCACACTGATCGATCACGAGAAGGTGCCGGTCATCCAGAAGTGTGTCCGCAGGAAGGCGAGCGTCCTCTACTTCCATACAAAGAACAATCCCTGGGCAGGCTGGACCCGCATGAGGGAAGAGCTGGAGAAGGCCTCCCGTCCTGAGATCCTCTGCCGTGCTTATGGAGTCCCGACCAAAGCGATTGCCGGTAGGTTCCCCCTCTTCAGCGATAAGGTGCATGTCATCCCGCATGGCCGCATCCCGACCAAGGGGACCCGCTACCAGTTCGTCGATCCCTGCTCGGGGAGGAACTGGTTCATGATCTGGCTCCTGCTCGACGAGAGCGGCCGGGCCTTCGTCTATCGGGAATGGCCAGGACAGGACTACATCGACGGCGTGGGCTATGCCGGAGCATGGGCCGAGCCGGATGGCAAGAAGGCTGACGGCCGACCCGGTCCTGCGCAGAAATCCTTTGGATTCGGCCTGGAGCGCTACAAGGAGGAGATTGCTCGGTTGGAGAAGGATGAAGTGATCTTTGAACGCTGGATGGATAGCCGCTATGGGAATGCCGCCACGGTTGCCAAGGAGAGCGCGACCACGCTCATCGAGGAGTGTGCCGAGATCGGGCTCAACTTTGTCGCTACGCCGGGGACCAATATCGACGAGGGGATCGACCTGATCAACGACTGGCTCCACTACGACACAGGCAAGCCGGTCGATGCCATGAACCAGCCCCGGCTCTACGTCTCCGAGGAGTGTAAGAACACCATCATGGCGCTCAAAGAATGGACTGGAGCGGACGGGAAGACTGGAGCGCTCAAAGACCCCATCGACGTCCTTCGCTACTTCTGCCTTTCCGGCGTCACCAACGTCGAGGGAGAGATCCTGTCAGTAAGATCGGGAGGAAGCTACTGAACAGAAATTATGAAGGATGAATTATGAATGATGAAAATATAGAACTCAGGAAAGCAGGAATGCTTCATAGTTTATTTGAAAAATGTATCACCCGATCCAAGGACGGCAGATCAATCGACTGCCGTAAGGGGTTGTGGGGAGTTTCTTCAAATTGCCGTCACCGCACCGAGCAGGAGTCATTCCACTATTGGCGTCAGTATTACAAAGACGGCGAATATGACTCCCTTTTATTCACCCCCTAATAGCCTAACAGTCTAACAGCCTAAACCCCTAATCCCATGAACCCCATCACCTACATCCTTCACCGCCTCCGCTCCCTGCTTTCGAGCCCTCGATCCTCGACCTTCGACTCTCGACTCAGCATTTTCCGTCTTTCAGACGAGGAAAGGCTGATGGCCTTCTCCGTAGGGCTTGATGATGAGCCGCTCTGGTGGCGCGGGCTCCAGGAATTACTTGCCGACGCCGAGGCCGACCAGATCGACCTGGTGAGTGCGGCGACCGTTGCCGACAAGCCGGGTCTCCTTGCCCATTGTGCGGGAGGGCTTGACATGATCCGCACCGTTCGTCAGGAGTTGGAACGCAGGCGTCAGGAAGCGATCCGTCCGCGTTAGGACGCATCATCCCGCACATTCACGCGGGAAGAAGGGAAACTTTTATGGGAAAGACCACACGCCCACCACGGGCATCGAGCCTGAGACGTGAGATCGAGAGCGCGGCCACATCCGCCGAGATCGCCCGCTTAAAGCAACAGCTCAAAGCCAGCGAATCGGCTAAAGCCAAGCTGGCCGCGACCCTTGACCGACATCTTCACACGCACAAAGTTCGTCCTATATCCCCGGCCAAACCAACTAAGCGTGGCAAGGATGACATTGTGCGTGTGATTATACCGGATACGCATGGAGCCAAGGTGGACAAGGGGGCATTAGCTGCATGCCTAGGAGATGTGAAGGCCCTTGATCCAGATGAAGTCATCCTGCTTGGAGATCATGTCGATTGCGGTGGATTCCTGGCGCAGCATCATGTCATGGGCTATGTGGCCGAAAGTGCTTACACCTACGAAGCCGATATTGCGGCGACCAATGCATTCCTCGATGCGCTACAATCCACAGCTCCGCACGCCAAGGTCGAGTATATCGAGGGAAACCACGAGAGGAGAATCGAGCAATGGAGTTTAACGCAAACCCTCCGCAACTCCAAGGATGCGGAGTTTCTCCGCAAGTCCTTTGCTCCTGAGTTTCTGCTGCGACTCAAGGAGCGAGGAATTCGCTACTACCGGCAGGGGGAGTTCTATGACGGGCTTCCGCTTCCAGGAACGATCCGCAAGGGCAAATGTTATTTCTTCCACGGATCAAGCACTAGCAAGCAAGCCACGACAACAACGCTGAATAGTTTTGCGGGTAACGTCGTGTTTGGACATACCCACCGGGAGCAGTCATCAAGCGCACGGCCGGTCCATGCTGGTCAGATCAAGAGTTGGAATCCTGGATGCCTCTGCGAGTTGCAGCCGCTTTGGCAGCACACCAACCCGACGAGCTGGACCCATGGATTTGCGGTACAACTCGCAGCTAAGAGCGGAGAGTTCCTGCATCTCAATATCCCGATCATCGAAGGCCGTAGCCTGCTCGGATCGCTTGCCGGAAAGTTTCAATGAGAATCCCCCCAGCAAAGGCGATTTCGTCCTTGGTGAAACCGGACAAAGTTCCCGTTGGATGGTTCACTCGGGAGCAGTGTCAAAAGGAATGGGGTGTCAGCCAATGCCGAGCGGCCCATCTATTGCGGATTGCATTAGAAAACAAGATGGCCGACACGAGGAAATTCTACATCGCCACGGCCAGGCGAGGGATTTTTCCGACGCCGCATTACCGATTCAAAAAGTCTTAAATCATTTCACACCTACCATTCGTGGGAAGTGTTGCGGGGTCGTCCAGGCGGCTCCAGCTTAGGACGGGGGAGGCATTGAGGGGCGTACCGGAGTTATTCCAGTGCGTAGCGACCTGAACCTCCCCCGCTCCATTTCACCCTATTACCTATTCCCAATCACCCATTACCGATTTCCCATAGGATCCAGTAAGAAATTTTATTGACATGTTCAGCGCAAGGATCGACATGTGCGAATTATCAGGCGGCAGTACCTAGCCCGGCCGCTCTGATCGGAGAGCAGGGACAAATGGGGCTTGTTTCCACTTAGGGGATTTTACCTATGGCAGCAGAGACAGAGATTAGTCTGACGGACATCGCGGCATTCTTACCGGAGACGATCCGCGTGGAGAAGGCCCAGCAGTCCGCAACGGAGGAGAAGGAACCCGAAGCTGAGAAGCCGGAGGGAACCGAGGACTCCGGGAATGATGAATCAGCACCATCCGTGCAGGAGGAGACCTCCACGACGGATGAGGAGAATCAAGAGGATGAGGATTCCAATAAGGAGGACTCAGCCGATGAGAACGACGACACGGAGGAAGGTGATGAGGAGGACGCAGAGAAGGGCGAAGCCCGGTCCCCCAAATCGGCTAAGCTCCTAAAGCGCATCGACAAGCTGACCGCCAAACGGCGTGAGGCCGAAGAGGCGCTGGAGAAGACCCGTGAGGAGGCAGAAAAGCTCAGGACGGAATTGGCTACCGCCTCCAAGGTGGTAATCCAGCCGACTCCAGAGGATCCGCTTTCCGATGTCGAGACAATGGAGGAATTGGATGCCAGGATCGCCGCAGCAAAGCGCGTGCGGACCTGGGCCATGACTCACCGTGACGGAGCCTCTGTCAAGGGGGCTGACGGCAACGAGGAATATGTCGATGCGACCGAGATGGCGCGACACCTTGCGGCCGCCGACGCGATCGTAACAGATCACGGTCCGGCGCGGAGGGAATGGATCTCGCAAAGAGAGACAAGCCGGGCGGAAGCCCAAGCTGCCTATCCAGCCTTCTTCACTCAGGGCTCTTCGGAGAGCAAGGCTCTTCGGGAAATCCTCAAGCAGTATCCCGCATTGGGCAAATACCCCAATGTCGAGCTGATCATCGGAGATGCCCTTGTAGGCCAACAGGCCCGCATGGCACGACAGGAGGCGCAGGCAAAAGCCAAAGCCCCTGCCGCTACTCACTCCCGGAAAGCGCCGACACCGGCACCAGAGCCTCCCAAGGTGACAGGCAAATCCAAGATCCCTGCCAAGACGGCGCGAGAAGCGGCGTCACTCAAGAAAGTTTTGGAGGGAAGCGGCGACCGAGACTCGGTTGCCTCCCTCATGGAATCACTACTCGGATAAGGCACAACAATCCCCGCCAAATCCGGGACAACACATATCAACATGCCACTACTCACCATCAATGACCAGATCAGCAAGGGCCTCCGCGAGGACCTGAGCGATCTCATCGCAGTCGTCGATGCCAAGTCCAAGCCCCTCCTGGCTCTTGCCAAGAAAGGCGCGGAACTGGTCAATCCTGACGTTCACTCCTGGCAGGCTGACGGGTACAATACCCCCAGCTTCGACGGCGTGCTTTCCAGCGACGACGTTTCCACCTACGACAGCCCCGCCGCCCAGCGTGCAAAGCTTTCCGGCCGTTGCCAGAAGTTCCGCCGCTCCATCATGGTGGACGACTTCGCCGCGAACATTTCCGATGTTGCCGGTGTCGGCCGCAAGAAGGAAATGGCCCGCGGAGCCGCCAAGTCCATTGAGGAGATTGGCCGCGACATCGAGGCAGCCTTCTGCTCCGACCGGGACAGCCAGCAGCAGAGCGGATCCAATCCCTACCGTACCCGCGGCCTTGGATCCTGGATTGCTTCGGCCGCTCAGAGCGACCTCCCGGTGGACAGCAACTACCGCACGCCGACCGGTTCCATCACCTCGACCGCGACCGACTCGATCACGGAAGGTTCCATCCAGAATCTCCTTCAGTCGATCTACGAGCAGACAGGCACGGTGAAGAATCTCGTCCTGCTTTGCGGACCGACCCTGAAGCGCCGCTTCACGGAGTTCACCCGCACCCAGGCTGGCTCGACCAACGTGGCCTTGAACGTCAAGACCTACAACCAGGACGCCGCCGAGAAGAAGATCACCGCGACCATCGACATGTTCGAGGGCGACTTCGGCAGCCTCCAGCTCCTCCCCTCCCTCCTGCTTGCCCAGGATGGACTCGCAGCGGTTCAGAGCCGCCGTGGATACATTATCGACCCCGAGATGGTCGAGGTGCGTTACGGCCGCCGTCCCGCCTTCCGCGAGCTAGAGGATCGCGGTGGTGGTCCCCGCGGGATCATCGACGCCATTGCCGGTCTCGTCGTCCACAGCCCCAAGGGCTTCGGCAAGATCGCTTCGACCGCTTCCTAATTCGGGTGGTTTGACACCGGATGCTCCCCTGTCATGGGGGGAGCATCCCAGCCAGACCATACGCAGGGAATGATCACTGAGGAAAACATAGGGATCGAAGACCCCGAAATGCTTGATCTTATCAAGAAAGAGCTTTTCACGGGCTGGCATGCCAGCGCCGTGATGGCCGAGATCCGGCAGCGTCAGGTAGCCGAGGCCAACTCCAGGCTTGAAAGTGCACTAATCGAAGGGGTTGGCCAGCACACCATGAGTGTCGATGCCGATGCCTACTGGTTCTGGAACTGGAAAGAACCAGGCTGCTGGCAGGACAGGGGCTTCCGCGCCGAGTTTCTAAAGAAGAACCCCCACTGCGCCGCCCCCAAGGCTGAGCGCAAGATCCGCATCACCCGCTAGCCATCAGACTTTCTTCCATGGACCGCACCAAAATCTCTTCTCTCATCGGCGAGTTATCTCAAGCCGAGTCTGACGCTTCTTATTATTTCGGGAGGAAGACCGATAATTTCAATACCCGTTTCTGTCTATGGGCCGGTCAGAGCCAGGATGGCCGCAAGCACCAAGGATCGCTTGGTAAAAAGGCCTGGCCGTGGGAGGGGGCCAGCGATACCCGCATTCGCTTGGCCGATACGATCATTAACGAGACCGTCCGGCTACTCAAACGGGCATTCTTCTCCTCCCGGATGCAGGTCCAGCCGGTCGAGACGAGTGATGCCATCGTGAAACAGGCCGTCCAGACGGCTCTTAACTGGATGATGAAAGTTCACTGCCTGGATGATTTGCGCCGCGAGGTGGAGTTGGCGCTCCAGATCAGGGAGACCTTTGGACTTTCCTTCCTCGGAATCTTCTGGAGGACCACTACGCGGATTGAGAAGAAGCAGATCACCATGGAGGAGATTCAGAATGTCGCGCTACAGGGTGATGGCGCTGCCGCAGCACTGGTTGAAGCGATCCTCGATCCGCTTCAAGAAGAGTCGGCCAAGGCCATGCTGGCCATGCTCTCCGACAAGCTCGGCACAAGCGCCGCCGTCAAGTCCCTCCGGGATAAGGGAATCTTTGAGTATGAAAATCCCTACATCTTTGAGAGCAAGCCTGAGTGGGTGGCCTTGGAGCCGCTTGAAGACATACTTTTCCCTGCATCTACATGGTCTATCCAGAGAGCGCCTTGGGTAGCTCGCCGTGAGCTTATTACCGAGGATGAGCTGCGGGAGCGTGAGACCACACAGGACTACGATTCCGAGTGGATCGAGCGTGCCGTCAAACAGAAGGGAATGACCCAGCGGGTGAATCGGAACATCTTGCGTAATAACGAGTATCTGGCAGACAACGACCGGGATCTCATTGAGGTCTATCATGTCTATCGTAAGGTCCACGACAAGGGAGCAACCCGCGTCGAGTGCACCGTGCTAAATACCTCCATCACCGATTTGGTAGCCAAGCACGAAATCAGCCCCTACGAGCATGGCCAGTTTCCATTCATCGAGCTACCGCGCGAGCGTGCCAGTCGCAATCTGCTGGAGTCCCGCGGCATCCCTGAGCTGGTCCACACTAGCCAGCAGGAGATCAAGACCCAGCGTGACTACCGTTCGGATCGAGCCTCCATTGCGATCCTCCCACCGGTGCGCGTCCCGGCCAACCGTGGCAAGATCGAATTAGTATTTGGTCCCGGAACGCAGATTCCGGAGCGCAGGCCTGGAGAGTTTGGATGGATGGAGCCTCCTCCATTTGACAAGGGAACCATCGAAGTCGAGCAAAGCACGCGCGGAGACGTGGATGAGTATTTTGGCCGCGCCACCGCCGCAATCGCTCCAGCACGTACCATGCTTGCCCAGCAGGATCTCGTGGACAGCTTCCTCACCGACATGAAGCTGGCGATTGCCCAGACCCTCCAGCTCATGCAGCAGTATCTCACCGATGCCCAGGTCCAACGGATCGTCGGCATGCTGCCTGGAAAGTTCCAGCTCACCCGCGAAGAGGTCCAGGGGCAGTACGATCTGCAGGTCGATTTCGATGTGAGGGATCTCGACAACGAGTTCCTCGGTAAGAAATTAGACTACATTGCCAAGGTAGCCATCCCGCTTGATGTGGCCGGAGTGATCGACCGGGCTGGCTTGGTCAAATTTATCATGAGTGCCGTGGATCCCGTCCTTGGAGAGAGCCTGGTGCGCGATGCCGGAGTGGCCGCGGCGGCCGAGGCCGAGGATGAGCAAGTGCAGTTCACCAAGATCGCGGCCGGAGCCGAGCCACCGCTCAAGGAGGGAGGAAACCCTCAAGTCAGACTCCAGGTGCTCCAGCAAACCATCCAGAGCAATCCCGCCGTTACCCAGCGTTATCAGCAGGATGAGATTTTCCGAAAGATGATCGACGCCCGCGTGCAGAGCTTCCAGTTCCAACTCCAGCAGCAGCAGAACGCACAGATCGGACGCATGGGCGCAGTCCCTGCTCTCCAAAGCCTTGGTCAAGGACAGGGCTAAAATTGTAGAATCTTATGAGCGCTAATCTAATTGTTGGAAAAGATCCCTCCGGGAACAAAATGCCCGTGTCCGTTGACGCCAACGGCGCTGTGGTTATTTCAGGAACTGTCTCGTCGATTGGGAATGTCGAGGACATCCTGAACTCCTCCCTGGCGGTCGAGACCGTGATGGCGGCTGATGTGGCCGCGACCAAGGCCAGCGCTGCATCCATTGCCGGTCTCACGATACCGGCCCACGACTACATGGATTTGTCCTATACCGGAAGCAACCTGACCTCGGTAGTCTACAAGACAGGAGGATCGTCGGGAACCACGGTAGCCACCCTGACGCTAACCTACGACGGCAGCAATAACCTGACCTCAGTAGCCAAGTCCTAGTTATGGGATTTCAATTCAACCCAATCACGGGCAACCTTGATCTTGTCGAGTCTGGTGGAGGTGGCAACCCGTTTGATCAGTCTTTAAACACGACCAACGATGTTTCGTTTAACTCGGTCAACACCATTGGAGCATCACTTGAAAATAATCTTACAGTAAATGGCTCCGGATCATTTGCTGTGGGAGCCGCAACGATTGGGGCAGACGGCACCGCGTCCTTTTATTCTGGCAACGCCACGATTGGTGACGATGGTTCTGGCGGTGGTCTAATTTCCATCAATGGAACCACAAACGCCAACAACCCTGCGACAGCGCAGTTCTATTCTGGTGCGTTTGTAATGAAGACAAATGGGACGACGAGGGGGACTATGTCTCTCGACGATTCCTCAAGTCGCATAAATTTTGTAAATACAACTTCGTTTGCGTCTATCTACATGGATGACAGCGGAAATACGGGTATTGGCCCATACTACGGGTCTCCCGTCATCATTGATGGGTCATCCAATATGACGGTTCCGGGCAACATTACTGCCGCCAATCTCCCGACAACTTTCTTTGACGGAGATGCAGCCAACCTTACTGGAACGCTTGCAGACGCACGACTCTCATCGTCGGTCGCCATGCTGACTTCTACCCAGACCCTAACCAACAAGACGCTGACTGCCCCTGTTATTTCTAACGGCTCAACTTCTGCAATCCTTACGGCGGATGCGTCAAATATTCTGGCCCAGCGCAACGGAACAAATGCACAATCCCTGCGAGTTTATGGAACATTCACAGACGCTTCAAACTACGAGCGGGGAGTGTTTGATTGGTCTACTAATTCTGGCCAACTAACCATCGGCACTCAAAAGGCGGGAACGGGTCAAAATCGCGTGACTCGAATCCAAGCATCTGGTCAGGTGGACATCTACCCATTTGATCTGCAATCCGTTCGCTTCTCTTCGACGACCTCAATCTTCTATATCCCGATTGAGTGGGCTTATTATTCTGCCGCTACAGACCCGACAACGGCAACTATAGGATCAGGACGCTGCGCTGTTTATCGTAACACGACATCTGGCGCGGTGAAGCTCTGGGTGAACGCTGCCGGAACCATGCGGTCAGTTACCCTTGCGTAAAGATTTATGAACCCAACGATGACTCCTGAGCAGGCATTGCAAATTGTTTCAGATGCTTTGCAACCCAACATGGCGGGCAAAATCTCCAGAAGCGGTTATGTCGCAATAGAACAGGCAATCTCCGTTTTAGCGCAGGCTATCACCCCACAACCCGAATCTACAGATGAACCTAAACCTTAACTTCTCGCCAGAACAACTTTGTGGAATAGCTGCTGCTCGCGCTGCCTACAACGCTTCGTTGCCAGAGGATTCCACCGAGCAGAAAAACACCGACGAGGAATACCTGACCTTCGTGATCCTTTCGGCCTCCGACTCCTACGCAAAACAATATCCAGTATAATGCAACTCTTTCGTGATCTCTGGCTTTTAATCCGCTGCTATCCTATTGCCAGGGGTCGCGTTTTGGCAGATCGACCCAAGAAATACCCAGGCACGGTCTGCCACATGATTGCCTACAACGAGACCCGTACAGAATTGGTGCGGCGAGGCGTGTGCCAGGAATCCAAAATTACCGGTGCCGTCGTGATGGTAGCGGTAGGAATGGCGTATCTGCTGAATCGGTAGTCCCTGAATCTTTTCTGTTTCCCTCTTCTAATCAGATCCAATGAGAACTACATCCTACGAAAAGATCATGCTTGGTGTTGCGGCCCGCATGGGTCTTGATCCGGCGGCAACAATCCAATCCTCCACTCGCGCTGCTTTTACGGAGTATCTTAACTCCCGCATTGCAATCGCTTGGGAGTGGGATCGCTGGCCGGAGCTTTGTCGCATAGAGCAGCGCACCCCTGAGATATCCGGAACTGAGCTTTCCCTATCCTACGAACAGGCAGGGCAGGAGCCGTTCGGTGAAATCTTCGGAATCTATTTGGAAGATCCAGACAAGACGCTGACCCCAAAAGGAGTCGGGTACTCGCTCCGCGATGATCGGATTCTACTTGACCCTGATCTCTCCGCGACGGACGTATGGGTGCATTATCGGATCAGGCCGTATCAGTACGGAGCAATGTCATGGAGCGCGGTCACTGCTTATACCGCCGGGGACATCGTGAGATTCACTGACGGACACTGCTACCAGGCTCTCTCGGCTCACACCAACCAGCAGCCAAGTAATGCTGCCTACTGGAAGCAGATCCCTGTACCGGCAATCTTAGCCGAGTACCTCAAGCTGGCCGTCACCAGTGATGCCCTTCGAGAGGATGGGCAAATCGACAAAGCCAATAACGAGGAATACCGCGCCGAGGGTCATCTTATTCGTGAAAGCGACAAGATCGGTCTCCAGATCGGCGGGATGGGCGGCCGCTGGTCAGCCAAGATTTCATAACGCTCAGTCTCAGAAAACCCCATAATTACCAATGTCATCCAGAGATCGTTTCCCAGCAGAAGTCGGTGAAGTCATTGCCGACACCACGACCCGCAACGGAGCATGGCGCGAGATCCGCGTCGTCACTCCAGCTCAGTTCCACACGCTAACCGGCAGTGTGGTCAATGCAGCCAATACCACCATCGGAAGTGCAGTCACCTACCCGGTGAACCACATCCTCTCCGGCAGCTTCAGCTCGATCAAGCTGCACGGCGGCACGGTGGTCGCCTACCAGAACTAAAAGCCATGTCGGTAGCTACCGCTTATTCTCCACTACCTCATCCGGTGATGATTCTCATCGGACTGATTGCTGCGGGCAGTGGTGCGGTTGCTTTAGTTAGTTACTTCACCCTCTATGCCTCGATGCCAACTCGCATCGACAAAGTAGAAGAGGTGAACAAAGTGCAAGATGCCAGGATCATTGCCATTCAGGAGGATGCCATGCAGCGCCGGGAGATACTTGCTGCTGCTGCTGCAACCCTTCAGCAAATTGATCAACGGACACGCAGAATAGAGGATAAAATCCTTTCCAAGTAATCCTTTGCTGCGGGCGGGGAGTCCGAATCCCCTGCGTCGGATGCCGATCCGTCCGCAGCGCAACTCTAAGAACCCTATGACTTGGGACATTCCACAGATGGTCACGACGATTGGCGGGATTGTGAACAAGTTCATCCCTGATCGGGATCAACAAGCCAAGCTCCAGGCAGAGCTTCAGGTGAAACTTCTTGAGATTGAAGCTGATGCCTCCAAGTCACAGACAGAGATCAATGCTGTCGAAGCTCAATCGAGCAATCTCTTTGTGGCCGGATGGCGTCCTTGTGTGGGATGGGTCTGTGCCGGAGCCTTCGGCTGGCAATTCATAGGCCAGCCTCTCTTCAGTTTCTTCTATGCCCTAATCACAAAGCAAGCAGCTCCCGTCGTGGCTCTTGATCACGATGCCCTGAATACCGTGCTCTTTGGCCTGCTGGGCCTTGGAGGTTTCCGCACTTGGGAGAAGATCAAAGGAGCTGCACGATGATCGACCAGCGTTCAGCCAAAGTGATCTCCACCCTTCTGTTGAAGGTGCAGCCTACATTTGCCAACTGCTTAATCGAGCTGAAGAAGCACTTTCAAGAGAAAGGAGTCGATGTGAAGTATATTTGCGGAACCCGTACCTATGCCGAGCAGGATGCGCTCTATGCCAAAGGACGTACCGCGCCGGGGCCTATCGTCACTAAGGCCCGCGGAGGAGAGAGCAACCACAACTTCGGTATCGCCGTGGATATTGGACTATTTACCCAGGAGGGTAAAT